ATCCCTGTTTGGGGCAAAGAGATGGTCATCGACGGCGTTCGGCGTACCTATAGCCTTGTCAGGCCGGCGAAGGACGCGCAGCGGTTGGTCCATCTGTATGTGAGCAACATCGCTGAGCAGATCGCGCTTGTTCCTAAGTCCCCGTTTCTGGTGGCTGAGGGGCAATTGGCAGGGCGTGAAGCCGAATGGCAGCAAGCAAACAGCCGTCCCAAGGCATATCTACAGTACAAACGCTTCGTGGACGGTATTGATATGGGCGTCCCGTTCCGTGAGCAGTCGGAGCCACCGATTCAGGCGCTTAGCATCGGCCTCGGTCAGGCTATCGACGCGATGAAGGCTTCTATGGGCATCTTTGATGCTTCCTTGGGCAATACATCCAACGAAAAGAGCGGCATTGCTATTAGGGAGCGCAAGGCTCAAACGAACATCGCCAACTTTCACTTCCAGGACAATCAGGCACGTTCACGCAAGGCTCTAGGAGACATCCTGATTGAGTTGTACCCGATTGTTTACGGGCGGCGCTCGATGGTCACAGGACGCAGCGAAGACGGGAAATCATTCCCCATTCGCCTCGATGGTCCATACGATGACCCGCGCACGGGCGAGAAGCGCATCATTGATCTTCAATCGCCGAAGTTCCAGGTAGCCGTTAGCACTGGTCCGAGCTACACCTCGCAGAAGCAGGAGGCCATCGGCGTGTATCTCGAAGTCATGAAGGCCGATCCCGAGTTCTTCTCATACGGGCGCGACAAGTTCTGGCGCAACATCGAAGCCCCCGGCGCTAGTGACATCGCTGACCGTGCGGAAAAGCTGCTACCCCCGGCGCTCCAGAAGCAGGGACAACAGCAGATGCCACCGGAAGCGCAACAGATGCTGGCACAGCTAGAGCAGCAGAATCAGGCGCTCATGTCCACCGTGGAAGGCTTGACCGCTGAAGCCGATGCTAAGGCGCAGGAGATCGCCTCACGCGAGCGCATCGAGGCAGAGAAGCTGGCATTCCAGCGCGAGGAACTGGCAGCGAAGATGGCGCTTGAGTATGCCAAGATTGCTGCCAAAGAGGATGAGACGGAGCTTAAGACGCAGGTGGAGCGCATCAGCCGCGAAGAGGACCGCGAAGAGCGGTTGACCATGGCAGAGCGCGAAGCGCAGCGGGAAGCTGAAGAGAAGGCCGACAGCGAGTAGCCGCGACCGCCTATGGTAATTGTCTCGGTGGTAGCCGACAACCTCAACCCGCCTGAAGCCATCATTCCACCTAGTTTCACCAACGGAATCACGATTGTGGAGTCTGGCGGGCTTGCCAGTTCTGATTTTCTGATCCGTGCTCCTTATGCCAACTCTGCACCTTTGCGGGTATCGGCTGGGCAGCAATATCGGGCGCAAAGTTCGTTCGCTGGCAACGCTCCTGCCCTATACCTAGAGACGGTTACGGGGACGGTGACTTTCACGGTCGTCTATGAGTAAGAATCACGCAGAACTCAAAGCGATGCTGCGGCAGGGCGGCTGCTGGTTCTTGGCGCTGATGCCGTATTTGCCAATCCCCGAAGGCGTACCGACGCGGGAGCAGTATCGGCACCTGACGCGGAAGCGGTCATGGCAAGCCCAGATCAGTTTTGACCGTGCGCTGCATTTGCTTTGCTTGCTCTTGCTGTTGGCACTTGTGGCGCGTGGGCAGACGCCATCGGCAAGGGCTACGGCGTCGGCTCGCACCTATACAGAATCTCAGGTAGTACCGCTATCGGTTGACCTTAGCGGTGCGCTACGCACGTCTGGCGGTGGTGGTTCGGGCGGTGGGCTTACGGATGCTCAGTTACGGGCCTCTCCGGTGCCTATGTCCCTGGCTACGGTGCCACTAGCTACAAATGCAGCCACGGAATCCACATTGACATCCATTCTTGGTCGCCTCCCTGCTCTGGTTACGGGGCGCATTCCGGTTGACGGCTCAGGTGTGACGCAGCCCGTCTCTGGAACGGTAGCGATTAGCGGATCAGTCCCTGTAACAGGTACGTTTTGGCAGGCTACGCAACCTGTAAGCGGAACGGTTACCGCAAACGCCGGGACGGGTACATTTGCCGTGAGTGGACCACTGACTGACGCGCAACTTCGAGCGGTGGCAGTACCCGTGAGCGGAACCTTTTGGCAAGCCACGCAGCCCATTTCTGGAACCGTAACAGCGAATGCAGGAACGGGGACGATGGCAGTTAGCGGGCCTTTGACGGATGTTCAACTGAGGGCCACGCCTGTACCCGTTAGCGGGACCGTCGCATTAGGCGCGGGCGCTCAGGTGATTGGATCGCTAGCGGCTAATCAAAGCGAGAACCTGAATCAGGTTGGCGGCAGTGCTGTTGTGAATGGCGGCTTGGCCGGGACGTTGGCAATTGGCGGAACCGCTGCCAGCAATGCAGCCATCAACCAAAACCCGCTGCTCATCGGGGCGGAAGCCCTCAGCACCCAGCCAGTAGCGGCATCGACTGGCAACCAGCGGCGGCTAGTCTCTACGCTTGACGGTGCGCTCTATGTTCGCAGCGGTGGGCCTGTGACGTGGACGTGTGGCTTACAGGCTATCGCGCGACAACGGCCACCAGCGGCACCTATTCGTTTCAGCAGGGAACCGGATCAAACTGCGGAACCGGAACGGCGGCAGTGTTCCCGGTTTCAGGCACGGCGAATCGCTTCAACGCCCCGACGACGGCAAACGCAATGGCAAATATCCAGTTCCCAACACCCCTGAAATTGACGGCGGCAAACGCGCTTTGCATGATCGGCGTTGCAACTAACACCATCAGCGCTCAGGTAGTCGGCTTCACGGCACCTTAACGACCTTTTGACCAACGGCCTCACGGCGGGCCTTCAATACACCGCGCAATCACAAAATGACCGAAACAACCCAAGCGGCTCCCGAGCTGAGCGTTGCCGATTTTAAGGCAATGTTCAGCGGTAAGGAAGTGGCACCCGTAGCGCCAGCCGCAACAGCTACGCCAGAAGCACCCAGACCCACGGAACCGGAAGCGATAGCAACACCGGAAGCCGAGACGACAACGGAAACCACGGAACCCGAACGCGACGAGCAAGGGCGTTTCAAGGCAAAGGAAGCAGAGGAACCCGCAACGGAACCTGACGCTGACGACCTGCCCAAGAACGTTCAGAAGCGCATCGGTAAAGCGGTAGCAAAGCAGCGAGAAGCTGAGCGCAAGGCGGAAGCCTTAGAGGCACGGCTAGCGGCACTGGAAGCAACTCGGGACGGGAACCCGCCAACACAATCACCCGCTTCTATCCCTGCCGACAAGCCACGGCTTGACCAGTACGACAGCGTTGAGGAGTTTACGGACGCCTTAACGGACTGGAAGCTAGCCCAGCGCGAAAAGCAGCAAGAAGCGAAGGCGCAAGAGTCGGCAATACAGGCTAAGACGCGAGAAGCACGGGAGAAATACCCAGACTTCGACAACATCGCGTTTAGCTCTGAGGTAGTGGGCCTGATTCGTCAGAACCCCGCCGTCGGCAATGCCGTCACTGAAAGTCCGATCTTCGCAAAGCTCGCCATGCACCTTGGACAAAACACGGAGGAGCTGGCTCGAATCGTCGAGCTAACCCCGTACCGCGCTATTGCCGAAATCGGCAAGCTCGAAGACAAGCTAAGCGCACCCAAGACCGCTACCAACACTCCGAAACCACCGGCTCAGCCATTGCCGAAGCCGCCAACGCAACTTGCCAGCACCAGCACGATTGAGGCGAAACCTCAGGCCGACTGGACCGCTGCCGAGTGGCGGGCGCATTTCGAGTCAAAACGGCGCTAACCCGCTTAACAGCAGAAAGATTTAAGACTCGTGAGTACTTTTCTTACTCCACAAATGTACACGCGCATGACGCTTGCCAACCTGGGGAACTACCTCAACGTGGCTACGTCCTGCAACACCAGCTATGCCGATGAATTTGCCAATAAAAAGGTGAAGATCGGTGAGACGTACAACATCCGCAAGCCGCAGCGTTTTGAAGTGACGAGCGGTTTGGGCTATCAGCCTCAGCCGATCACCAACATCAGCACTCCGGTGACCGTTGATACCGTCAAGGGCGTCCATTTCGACTTCGACCAAATCGAAAAGACCCTTTCGGTTGAGGCGATCAATGAGCGGTACTCCAAGCCCGCCGCCATTGCCCTTGCCTCGAACATCAACCAGCAGATCGCGCAGTACATCGCGCAGAATGCGGCTTTCAGCGTCGGCACTCCCGGCTCTACGCCGTCTGACGTTGCCACGTACCTGTCTGCGCGTGATCGTCTGATTCAGTTGGGCCTCCCGCAGAACTCAGAAGTGAATTGCATCCTGTCCACGGCGATGTCTTCGGCCTTCGTCAACGCTCAGCGCACCAACTTCAATCCGTCCGCGCTGGTCAGCCGTCAGTATGACACTGGCATGGTCGCTGGTTCGGCCTTGGGTATGCGCTGGAAGCTCGACGAAACCCTGTATGTCCACACCGTAGGCACCTACGGCGGCACCCCTGCCGTGAATCTCGCTCAGTCGGCTGAAGGCGGCAACAATGCCACCATGACGCTGAATACTGATGGATGGTCCTCGGGCGCTTCGACGCTCAACAAGGGCGACCGCTTCACCATCGGTAGCGGCACTACTGGCGTCTTTGCCGTGCATCCGCAGACCCGTCAGAGCACGGGCGTTCTTCAGCAGTTTGTGGTCCAGAACACCATCTCTGACACCACTGGCTCGATGTCCCCCGTGATTTTCCCCGCCATCACGCCCAGCGGTCAGTATCAGAACGTGACTCAGGCGGCTCCGAATGATGCGCTTATCACGGTGATCGGTGCTAGCGGCACTGTAACCCGTCAGGCCATCGTCATGCACCGCGATTCGTTCGCCTTCGTCCCGGTGCCGTTTGAACTGCCGCCCAACGGCGCAGGCGCAATCGTTGCCAATGAACGCGACGATGAGACGGGCATCATTCTCACAGCGACTCAGGCTTTCGACGCCGTGAACATGCGGAACATCTACCGCTTTGACACGTTGTTTGGTATCAGCAAGCTGTATGCCGCTGAAATGGCCTGTATCGTCTACGCAGCCCAGTAAGAAAGGAACACACAACCAATGAAAACCACTATGAAACTTGTCTTCGTTCTGGCCCTTGCTTGCTCGGCTTCGCTCGCGCAACTTGTGACCCTCACTCAAACCACGCTTTCCGCTGCTGTTGCCTCCAACTCCAATACCTTGCGGGTGGCCTCAGCCACTGGCATCACGGCGGCTGCAACTGGCCCCAGTTACCTCTATGTCCTTGATCCCGGCTCCCAGAAGGGCGAACTGATGAAGGTATCCAGCGTTAGCGGCACCAACATTGGCGTCATTCGCGGCTTGAATGGTACGGCTACCGTGGGTCACATCTCGGGCGCAATTGTCGTGATTGGGCGTGGGCAGGACTTCCCCGGCTACGATCCCTCTGGTGCTTGCACGGCTTCGACTTCTCCGGTTACGCCTTGGATCAACCCCATTAACGGCAATCAGTGGCTTTGCTCCACTGTGAGCAATTCATGGGTGCCTGGATGGAATAACACCAACGCACCTATCTCCGCAACCGCTACGGTGGCCTCCGCTGCTGGTGCAATCCTGCCGTCTGGCCCGTTGTTCAGCGTGTCCGGTACGGCGGCTGTAACGGGCTTTACGATTCCGGTCGGCTTTGCTTCTGGTTCATTCTGCACCGTCCCCACGGGCGCGTTCACTTGGACCACGGCGGGCAACATCAACACCGCTGGCACGGCTGTTGTAGGTCGCACATTGTGCTTCACCTACAGCACTACGGCGGCTAAGTTCGTAGCCTCCTACCTCTAAGGCGTGTTCTCCCTCCTGTCACGTCGGTAGGTCATCCCGGCCCGTTTCTTAACCCCTTACGGGCCGGGAGATTCACAAGAAAGGAATCAATGGAAAACGAATACCCCAAAGCGTTGTACCGTGGCGATGATTCGGCGGTGGCCGCGTCAATGGAACATGAATTGGAACTGATGGCGCAGGGCTTCGGCCCATACGGCGTCAAGGCTGAACCCGAAGAACCGAAGCGGACACGTCGCGTCAAGGCTGAACCCGAGGCTGAATAATGCCAACCAAGTTGGAAATCATTACCAGCGCCCTGCAACTAATCGGCAGCTATGCACCGGGAGAGGCGATCAGCGCGGAGGACGCGCAGGTATGCGGAACTGATTTCGATGGATTCGTGGACCGTCTTAACTCGCAGCGTCTGGCGATCTTCTCTGAAAAGATTGAAGAGTTTACCTTAGCGCCGGGGCAGCAGACGCGCACCTATGGCGTAAGCGGTAACTTCAACGCTGCGCGTCCTCAACAGATCCTCTGGGCTAACCTCATTTTCTCGCCGGGAACCCCGCAGGAAGTACGGCGTCCTTTGTCAATCTGGGATTACCAGAAGTGGGCAAACTATCGCTATTTGGCCGCGCAAGGCCCGCCGAATGGCTTCTACAGCGATGACAACTACCCGCAATCTACGCTCTACTTCTATCCAATCCCCGATCAGGCGTATGGCGTGGAGTTCTTTGTATGGCGTCCGCTGACGGTGGGCGCAGACCTCACGGATAACGTGGTAGTACCTCCCGGCTACTGGGATTTGCTCATCTACAACCTTGCCAAGCGCTTCTGCGGCATCTTCGATAGGCCGATCCCGCCTTTGGTGCAAGAGCAGGCTCAAAAGTCCTACATGGAAGTTCTCGGGCAGAACGCACCGTCGCCTGACATCGCTACGGATGTGGAAATCCTGTCGCGGCGCGGTGGCTTGTACAACTGGCTCACAGGACAGATTGAATAATGAGAATCGGCCTTGTAGGGGATAGCTACCGTTCATATAGTCTCTCGGTGGACGGTGAGACGACCATGAACTTCTACCCCGAGGTTCTGGAGCGCGATGGGGGAAAGGCTCGGGCCGTCCTCTATCGCACACCGGGACTCGTCGAGATTGCGGAGGGCGTGGGCGCTTGCCGTGGCATCTACACGGAACCGCTCACCAACCGCGTGTTCATTGTGAACGGGGACCAGTTGAATGAGTTTCAATTCACGGGCCTTGGCTATGCGTTCGTCAACATTGGGACGCTTAACAGTTCATCGAGTCCGGTACAGTTTGCGTCGAATGGCTTCGACCTTGGCATTGTCAGCGGGAACCAGTTGTACATGGTCAAGCTCGCCACGAATGCCATCACGCTGATCCCTGCCCTGTCGCCTGTCTGCATCACGTTCTTCGATTCCTACTTCGTGGTGTCGGAAGGCGGAATCACTTTTACCAACAGCGCACCGTTCGACGGATACACCTGGCCGGGAGATGAGTATGTTGCTGAGCAGGTGCCTGACGGCATCGTGAATCTCGTATCCGATACCCGATATTTATGGATTCAGGGCATCCAAAGCACGGAAATCTGGGGCGCGGATGGCTCAGCCGATGGCCCGCTAACGCCTGTGAGCAATGCCGCCATGCTCATTGGCACCTCTTCCCGTGACTGCACCGTGGCGATGGATAACACGTTCTTTTGGCTGGGCCGCTCGGCTAACGGCGACCGGATCGCGTACCGCGCCAATGGCTTCAGCGCCGTGCGCGTCTCGAATCATGCAATCGAGGCTGAATGGAGTCGCTATGAAGTTGTTTCCGATGCCGTAGCGTTCACCTATCAAGAGATGGGGCACACCTTTTGGGTGATCTCGTTCCCCTACGAGGATAAAACATGGGTCTATGACGCTAGTACGTCAATGTGGCATGAGCGCGGATTCTTCAACACGTCCACGGGGCAGATGGAAAGCATTCGTGGGCGGTACGGCTGTTTCGGCTTGGGATTCCAGCTTGTAGCGGACAAGACGGACGGGCGCGTATACCGCATGTCGATGGCGTACCTCGATGACGCAGGGGAAGCGATTCGGCGCGTTCGGCGTACTCCGCATTCATGGAGCGATAACAAGCGGTTGTTTTTCTCGCGCCTTGAGTTGTACGCGCAACCTGGGGTGGGCCTTGTTGCTGGTCAAGGTGATAACCCGCAGGTGATGCTCCGTTACTCCGATGACGGCGGGTACACATGGTCAGGCGCACGGACGGCATCGCTTGGGCCAATCGGCGCAACACGGACTCGAACAATATGGAGGCGTTTGGGCAAGGCACGTGACCGCGTGTGGGAGTTCAGTATCACTGACCCCGTAGACGTGGTTTTCATTGACGCTGATGTTTCGGCAGTAGAGGGATACAGCTAATGTCACAAATGCCAAGAATGACGCCGATTACAGACCCTTCGACGGGGCTGGTTGATATCGGTTGGCAGGGACTTTTTGACGGATTCGACCGAAGCTCGTCACTTACGAGCGGAATAGAGGTGATCGTCGCGGCGGAGGTGGGTATGGCAGTTAATGGAATCAGAATCATTCAACCCGTACAGCTTGGGACAACCCTAGTCAACCTGTATACAGTTCCAAGCAAGACACGCATTCAGATAACGCGGGCCACGGTCAGCAACCCCACGGGGACAGACCGCACCGTTACGGTGTACCTTGTGCCGTCAGGGGAAGCGCCCAACAACAGCAACATCATTGTCTCGGCTCGCACGGTTGCTGCTGGAACAACGATTGCCCTCGATGAAATGCGGCATTGCCTCAGTGTTGGCGATGCGATCCACGCGCAGAGCGATCTAGGCGCGGCTTTGAGCTTCAGTGTGTCGGCGGCGGTGTACTTCTAATGGCAACGCACAAACCGCAGCCTGGGGCCGTGACGCAGGCAGAAGCGCAACTCTGGGAACGACAAACGGCTCTGGTAGTGAATGAGGCGCTATCAGGGATTACGCAATGGCAGGCAACCTATGGCGAGCGTATCGACAACCTTGTTGCACTTGTAGAAGAGATTCGGCAGTCTGCAAAAGCCGTCAAGGAAGACCACGATAAGCGGTTGACCGACTTGGAACGCTGGGAAAGCGAGTCACGCGGCGAACGGAATGTGCTTGTTGTAGTGGCTGGCATCGTTGGCGCGGTCATTACATGGATCATGGAGCGCGCCGTCAAATGATCCGCACCGCAACAGTTTCCGATTTGGAAACACTTGCCAACCTTGCCACGCAGTTCTACGCGTCGAGCAAGTTCCTGAACGACTTCAATCTCGAATGCTTTGAGACAACGTGGACGCAGTTGCTTAGCTCAGGAATGGGCGCTGTGTTCGTTCTGGGTGGGGTAGGCGGGCCTATTGGGGCATTGGGAGGGGTAGCGTACCCGGACATAAACAGTGGGCGCTTGACGGCCACGGAGTTCTTCTGGTTTGTTGATCCCGCGTATCGGGGTAAGGGGCTAAGTCTTTACAAGGCATTCGAGGACTGGGCGCGGGCGAAACGCTGCTCTGAGATCCGAATGGTACACCTCGCTGATTCAATGCCGTCGCAACTAGAGCGGCTGTATGAGCGGCTGGGATTTGATATGGCGGAAGTCCACTACCGGAAGGAATTGAAATAATGGCAGTCGGAACAACAGCGGCATTAATTGGCCTTGGCATTGCCGGGGCTAGCGCGGGCGCAAGTGCTGTAGGCGCTCGCACTGCGGCCAACGCATCGCGGGAAGCGGGGCAGATCCAATCGGTAGCGGGCGAACGTGCGGCCACCGATTCACTAGCGGCGGGACAATCGGCGGCAGATCAGGCGCTAGAAGCTCAGCGGCGGGCAGCGGCTGGCATGTCCAGTGCTACGGCGGGGGCTAACGACCAAATAACGTCACAGCTTCAAGCGATCTTAGAGGCGAATGGCCCATACTCGGCGGCGGGTCAGGATGCTTTGCGCCAACTCGCGCAACTCTATGGCGACGGCGGCGCGTATGCTAGCGGCTTTGATGCCAACAGCGTGAACGTGGAAGCCGATCCCGGCTATAAGTTCCGCCTTGAGCAGGGGCAACGCGGGGTAGAAGCAACGGCGGCGGCACGGGGAAGCGTTCTTTCCTCGCGGGCGCAAAAGGAGGTGGCGCGGTTTAACAGCGGCTTGGCCTCCCAGGAATACGGTAACGCCTTTAATCGAGCGTTTAGCACGTTCCAAGACTCGCGCAATGCACGTACACAGGCGCTTCAGGGCATGGCGGGGCTAGGGTTGAACGCTACGGGCCAATCGAACGCAGCGCGGGGCGCAGCTGGCGCGGGAATCAGCGGTAATCTCATGAACTCGGCAGAGTATCAGGGCAACACGGATATCAACGCTTCGCAGTACGCCGGGAACGCTTTGCTGAACGCGACGGGGCAGGCCGGGGACTTCCGCACCGGGGCCGCTGCATCTCGGGCGGCTGGTGGCGTCGGTGCCGCTAATGCCTGGAATCAGGGCATTGGGCAGGCCATCGGCGGCGGACTTGGCGCGTACTCGATCTACGAAGGGAGTCGGCGGCGCTAATGGCACTTAGACCTGAAATCGCACTACAGACGCAGAGCATCAAGCTCCCCGACTTCGCCGGGGCTTATGAAAGCGTGTTGAACAACCGCGCACGGCGGGAGAACCTTGACCAAAATCGGCAGTTGCATAACGCGCAGATGCAAGAGTATCAGCGCAAGACGGCGGCGGCGCAAGCTCAGGCAGAGCGGGATTCCGTGACACGCGCAAAGCTCGCTGGTGGGGCTACGGCTAAGGACATCATGGGCGATGATCCAGAATTGGCAATGAAGTTGGGCGAGGCAGAGCAAAAACAGGCACAAGCAGAGATAGAGGCAAAGCTTAAGAACCTCGAAATCATGGGCAAGAATGCAGAGCGCGGGGCAGGTATTGCTAGCAGCATTTTCGACAATGCTTCACTGATTGCCCGATTGGATGAAATAGAAGCCGATCCCGAGTTATCAAAAGCCGTTCCGCAGCAGATCCGCCAAAAGCTACGGGCAGAGGGCTATACTCCCGAGAACCGTCAATTGATTCGGAAGTTTCGCAACTCAGTTTTGACAGAGAAAGACCGCATCGATGATGAACGGGCCGATGCTCAACTAGCTCTTAGCAAGCAAGCCGAAGAGCGGCAACAAAAAGAACTGCTGATGAAGCAGAAAAGAGAACCGCTTGAGTTGCTTGATCTTGAAAACCGTGTCAAAACCGGAACGCCTGACCCTGTGACGTTGCTGACGCCTCAGCAAAAAGCAACACTTGGTCTACAGCGTGATCAGTTTGGGGAAACCCAGCGCCACAACAAGGTAGCAGAAGGCTTGCAGGCTCAGGGCGTCAACATCCAGAAACAAAAGCTGGAGATGGATAAGATCGAGAAAGAAGCTCTTGCTAAGGGCATGTCTCAAGAATCAGCGAAGGTCTATGCCATTGCTGAAACTGGCATTCCTGAACTTGAGCAACTGCGAGACGCTATCAAGGCATCACCACGCAAGGCGATTGCAGGCATCTTGACGGGAGGCGATACCAAGCTTTCAAGGTTGGCAGAGAATGCCGCTGATAAAGTGGGCCGCTTGCGGTCGGGTGGCGCAGTGAACCCAAGCGAAGAACAACGGTTCATATCGCAGATTGCGCGAAAGATGGACTTGATCGACGGTGACGGAAAATCCGCTGTTGAGGCAATCAACAATTACATCACGGAGTTTAAGACCGTCAAAACCAAAATGCTGCCGGGAGGAAAGACAGTGGGAACGACTGGCTCGCGTCCTCCGCTCTCGTCTTTCGAGAAAAAGTAACCATGCCGCAATTTGACATTGAAGGCGCTCTCAAGGCGGGGTACAGCGAGGATGAGATCATCTCTCATCTCTCAAAGTCCAAAAACTTTGACGTTAATGGCGCAAAGAAGGCTGGATATTCTAGCGCGGAGATCCTGAATCATCTTTCTTCGGCGGCTAAACCTGCACCCAAGCAGGAACAACCTGCCGAAAGATCACCTGCGATTGAAGCCCTCAAGGGGTTCGGCGAAGCGGTAAACCCGATTGCTATAGCTGAAGGCGCGTACAATGCCATCCGCCATCCTATCGACACGGCGCAGGGTCTATATCGCGCTCAAGTCGATACGGGTAAAAAGGCTGTAGATTCCTTTCGCAAAGGAGATTACAAGGCGGCGCTGTCTCAAGGCATCAATGCCGCTGTCCCTGTACTTGGGCCAGCGTTCGAGAATGCCATCACGCAGGCAGAGGCCGAAGGCGGCAACACACCTAAATTCCTGGGTTACGCGGCTGGGAACGTTGCAATGTCAGCTTTACCGCTGGCAATGCGCGGCAAATCGGTGCAGGTAACCCCCTCATTCCGTAATCCAAACGCTTATGAAGCGGCGGCTATGGAGATGCTGTCTAAGGAAGGCGTGACCGTGCCAGCCGGTGCGATGACTGGCAACCCGTATCTAAAGGCAATCGGCAAAGCAGCGGAAACCAGCCCGCTGGGGTCGGTCGTTGCAAATCAGCGAGTAGCAAATCAAGCCTCTCAGCTTCGCACGTTGGGCGCGAAACTCTCCAACGAGCTTTCACCCA